AGCGAACGCGCGCGGCATCGAAATCCACGGGTTTTTTCACACTTGGCCGCCGATTTGGCATGCCCTCCAAACGGTATGCGGAGTGCGTTTAGCGTGAGGTTCTAACAATGGCCAAGGCTGGCCGACGCCCGAAGCCGACCGCACTTCGGATTCTCGAAGGCACCGTGAAGGGGCCGCCGAAGCGCGAGCCGTCTGCACCGCCTGGCGTTCCGCCGATGCCGGAGCGGCTGAAGGTTGACGAGATCGCCACCGCGAAGTGGCACGAGCTCGCCGCGATCTTGACCGGCATGGGAGTCTTGACGACTGGCGACGGCGAGGCTTTGGCCACGCTGTGCGAGGTTCACTCGGCTGAGCAGTCGTGTCTTTTGCAGCTTCGGGCCGGCGGTGCGGTGATGCATACCGACCTCGGCGGCGTGAAACCCAACCCGGCAGGCCCGCTATATCGCTCGTTAGTGGCCATGAAGGCGTCGCTATTGAGCGAGTTTGGACTCACACCCAGCAGCAGGACGAAACTTGCCACGCAAGTCGAAGTCAAAAAAGACGACCTCGAAGCGTTCTTCGCCAAGCACGGTTGAGCACAGGCCCGGCATCGACCAGGCCAAGGCCGACCGCGTCTACGCTTTTTTTGAGGAAGTGCTTAAGCACTCTAAGGGCCAGACGGCTGGGCAGCCGTTCCTGCTACTTCCGTGGCAGAAATACGTACTAGGAGAAATCTTCGGTCGGTGTACGCCAGACGGTATGCGACAGTACCGGCAGGCGTATATCGAGATACCGAAGAAGAATCTCTTGGCCCCTGCGGCGTAAGTCGTGGGGGCCAAGAGGACGCAACGGTAAGTCAACGCTGCTCGCTGGCATTTGCCTCTACTGCCTCGTCGCTGACAGCGAGCCTGGTGCCGAGGTCTACGGTGCTGCGTGCGACCGCGAGCAGGCGGGCATCATCTACCGCGAGGCGGCGTCGATGGTGCGTGCGTCTCCGGCATTGTCGAAGGTGCTCGAGGTAGTCGACTCGCGGAAGACGATCATTCACCGCGGCAGCAACTCGTTCTACCGCGTACTTTCTGCCGACTCGTTCAGGCAGGAAGGATTGAATATCCACGCTTGCGCGTTCGATGAGGTACACGCCCAGCGTGGCAACCGTGCGTTGTGGGACGCACTACGCTACGGCGGCGCTGCACGTCGGCAGCCGCTGTGCCCTATCGGCATCACGACGGCTGGCGAGATGAACACCACGCATCTGTGGTGGGATCTGCACACCTACGCCGAGAAGTGCACTGCCGATCCGGCGTTTGATCCGACATTCTTCGGGGCAATCTTTGCGGCTGATCGGGAGGACGATTGGAAAGACCCAGCCGTGTGGGCCAAAGCTAATCCGAGCCTCGGCGAGACCATCAGCGAGGAGTCGTTTCGGGCTGACTGCAAGGCCGCCGAGAACTCTGCCACGCAACTCAATGCGTTTCTTCGTTACCGGCTCAATATCCCCACCACCAGCGACGTGCGGTGGCTGCGGCCCGACCAGATCGCTGCGTGCAATGGCGGGCCGCCGGAGCCGCTCGAGGGCCGCGACTGCTGGTGCGGGCTCGACCTCGCCAGCAACTTCGACACGACAGCCTTTGTGGCCGTGTTCCCCGACGATGACGGTCACTACGACGTGGTGGCCAAGTTCTGGATTCCCGAGCACAACGCCGAAGAGCGTGCGAAGAACGATCGCGTGGACTACATGCGGTGGGCGGCTGAAGGGTCACTGACTCTGACCGAGGGCCGCAGTACGGACTACAAGCGAGTAAAGGCCGACATTCTGGAGTTTGCCCAGAAGCACCGCATTCGCCGGCTGGCCGTGGACAGATGGAACGCGACTCAGCTTGCGACCGAGCTCGCCGACGAGGGACTGCCGGTCACGTTGTTCGGCCAGGGCTTCGCGTCCATGTCTGCACCCACTCGCAAGATCGAAGGCATGTTCGTTGACTGCAAACTGCGGCTGGCCGGCAACAAGCCCCTAAACTGGCAACTAGGTAACGCTGCCGTCCAAACGGACCCCGCAGGCAACGTCAAGGTATCCAAGGCGAAGAGTACCGAGCGAGTTGACGGCGTTGTTGCACTGGTGATGGCTGCTGGCGTGCACATGGGCGAGAGCATGAAGCCCGCCGATCTGCCCGAAATCTCCTTCTGGTAGGACGCATGGAAGCGACCGCAACACTGCCCGAGATCAAGTTTCTTGATACCCGCATGTCACGCTGGGATGACCTCGTGGCGATGGCTGCCGAGAGCGGCGTGCGGATTACGCCCGAGACGGCGATGAAGACGGCGGCCTACTTCGCGTGTGCTCGCGTGGTGGCCGAAACCGTGGGCAGTCTGCCGCTGCATCTGTACCGCCGGCTCGACGATCAAAACAGCGAGCGAGCCAAGGATCTGCCGCTCTACAACGTGCTGGCTCGGCGGCCTAACCGCTGGCAGACGCGGTATGAGTGGGTGGAGCAGATGTGTCTGCACCTCGGCTTCTACGGCAACTCCTACCAGTTCAAGGTAGCCGGCGACCGTGGCAGCGTCAGTGAGCTTCGCCCGCTGAATCCTGCCGGCATGAAGGTTGTGCAGGAAGGCGATATGTCGCTTTCCTACGTCTACACCGATCCGAGCACTGGCCGGCAGCAGGCGTACCGCGACGACCAGATCATGCACGTGCGGTGGCTGTCGTTCGACGGCGTGCATGGCGAGGTTCCGGTGGAGCTTGGCAAGGATGCCATCGGTCTTGCCCGTGCCCTCGAGCAGTACGCCGCGACGTTCTACCGCAACAATGCCCAGCCCGGCATCGTGCTGCACACCGACCAGGCGTTGCCCCGCGAGGTCCGCGAGCAGCTGCGTGACCAGTGGGAGAGCGCCCATCGAGGTCCGGCCAAGGCTGGCCGCACGGCGATCCTCAGCAACGGGCTCAAGGCCGACACAATCGCGGCCACGAACCAAGAGAGCCAGCTTGCCGAGCTCTGGATGCAGTCGCTGCTGGCCATCTGCCGCGTTTGGCGGATGCCGCCGCACATGATTCAAGAGTTGGGCCGTGCCACGTGGGGCAACCTGCAGAGCGAAATGGTGAGCTTTGAGAAGTTCACCATCGCCCCGTGGCTGCGTCGCATCGAGGGGGCCATCGAGCGTGACGTGCTGCCCGAGGATGGCGACCTATACGCCGAGTTTCTTGTCGAAGGGCTGCTGCGTGGCGACATCACGACCCGCTACCAGGCGTACGAAATCGCCATCCGCAACCGTTGGATGACGCCCGACGAGGTGCGGCAAAAAGAGAATCTTGGGCCGATGCAGTCTCCCGAGAATGACTCGCCCGGCGAGGTGGAAGACACACCTGGCGACATGGTCGAAGACGTGGCCGAGGTGGCGGCTGGCACCAGCGAAGACGAGCCGGCAGACGTTGAGGACGACGACAATGGCGGTTGACCTCAAGCCCACGGCTGGCATGGCCGAGGCGGCACGCACCGGGCTGCGTCTGCACAACGAGGGCAAGAGCGGCGACGGGCTCAAGCCCGAGACCGTACGCCGTGCGAACATCATTGCGGCGCGGCAAGAACTCACCGAAGCCCACGTGCGTGAGATGAATGCGTGGTTCGCCCGTCACGAGGCTGACCGCCGGCCTGGGTGGAACAAGCCTGGCGAAGAAACGCCGGGCTTCGTGGCATGGATGCTGTGGGGCGGCGACGCTGGCCGTACGTGGTCGGCAGACAAGATCGAACAAATGGACCGTGAAGAATCCGAGAGGAGCCAGAGCATGGACGCCACTAACATCGAGCGACGCGATTGGGAGTTTGCCGAAGACGGCGGTGCCGCGGTCGAAACGCGAGCCGATGGCCGCATGGCGCTTACCGGCTATGCGGTGCGATACAACACGCTCAGCGTTGACTTGGGAGGTTTTCGGGAGTCCATCCTGCCCGGTGCTTTCGACAAGGTTCTCAACCGCCAGCGTGGCAAGCAGGACGTGGTTGCCCTGTTCAATCACGACCCCAACATGCTGCTTGGCCGCACGTCGTCTGGCACTCTCGAGCTGACCAGCGACGAGAAGGGGCTGCGGTACTCGGTCGTGCTGCCGAATACAGAACTGGGCCGCACGATCGGCGAGCTCGTGGCCCGTTCCGATTTGCGTGGCTCATCGTTCGCGTTCACGGTGGAGCCGCGCGGCGAGCAGTGGGCTCCTGGCGAAGACGGCAAGCCGCGACGCTCGATCCGCGAGGTATCTGGCCTGTTCGATGTGAGCGTCGTGACGCACCCTGCGTACCCATCTTCGACCACGAGCGTTGCCCGTCGAAGCTTGGAGGCGTGGCTAGCATCTCAGGAGCCGGCTGCGGAGCCGGTGCCAGAGGTGAAGCCAGATTTGCGGCCGGCAGCGGCTGCTGGTCTGCGGCTTCGGGCCGCACGTCTTAGGAGCTTCCTGCGTGGCAAAGCCTGGTGACATCTGCCCACAGTGCGGCAAAGGCCGTGTCCGCACGCGATCAAGCGTGCAGGCCGGCGAGCACCAGCAGGTGCGGTATCTGGAGTGCCAGTGCTGCACCTATCGCAGCAAGGTGGTCGTGCCTGCTGACTTCATCTGCCGACGGTCGTTTGTAGATACAAACTCGCGGCGAGGCTAAGCGGCATTCTTGGCTTAGTGTGAACGGCAGACACGGACTGTCACCGTTCACATCACGGAGTGCCAAGGATGGCCAGCCAACTCACGAAGCTTCAGGACCGGGCCGCCGCTGTGGCCGCCATGCTCGACGATCTCGCCAAGGTCGAGGAGCGTTCCGCCGACCAGGTCGCGGAGATGGAGAAGCTGGCCACCGAGGCCGAGCAGCTCGAGAAGGAGCTCGCCCGCGAGCACGCCATCGCCGAGCGGATCACCGCGCTGCGTGGCAAGGTTGCCGCCACGGCGAAGCCCGTCGAGGTTGCGGCTGTGCCCGCGGCTCCCGCCCCCGTCGCCGAGCGTTCGCTCAGCGGCAAGGCCCGTCACTTCCGCTCGTCGAGCGATGCTGAGGCGTGCGGCCGGTGGATTCGCGGTTACGTGCTCGGTCGCCACGAGGATCGTGCGTGGTACGAGAAGCACGTCGAAGCCCGTGCCCTGTCGCCCAACGACAACAACAAGGGCGGCGTGCTGATCCCCGACACGTTCGCGTCGACCGTTATTCGCCTGGTCGAGTCGTTCGGTGCGTTCCCGGCGCAGGCCAACAACCTGCAGATGACGAGCGACACGCTCTACATCCCGCGCCGCGTCAGCGGCAACACGGCGTACCACACCGCCGCGAATGCCGAGACGACCGCGACCGACATGGGCACCGACAACGTGATGCTGTCCAGCAAGGAAGTTCGCGTCGGCACCCGCGTCCCCAACCAGCTGATCGACGACTCGGCGGTTGACCTCGCCGGCCTTGTGGCCGAAGAGTTCGCCCTCGCCATCGCTCAGCGGATCGACGAGGACGGCTTCATCGGTACGGGTGCTGCTACCTTCGGCGGCATCCGAGGCATCCAGTGGAAGTTCGAGAACGAGACGCTGACGGCCGGCATCAACGATTCGTCGCAGACGGCTGTCACCAGCCTCACGGTCGACGACTTCCTCGCCACCGTGGCCAAGGCTCCGACCTACGCCCTGCAGAGCCCCAGCTGCGGCTGGTACGTCACCCCGCAGATGCACGCTCTGGCGATGCAGTCGCTGGCCCTCGGCGGCAGCGGTGCTCTTGCCAACGAGGTCATCGACGGCGCTCGCCGCCCGACGTTCCTCGGCTGGCCGGTGTTCTTCAACAACGTCATGCGGAAGACGGCGTCTGCCGGCCAGTGCGTTGCCCTCTTCGGCGACATGAAGCGGTCGAGCCACTTCGCTCTGCGGCGTGCCGTCGCGGTGCGGGCGAGCACCGACCGCTACATCGAGTTCGATCAGACCTACTTCCAGGCCACCGTGTCGTACGACGCCGTGACCTCGGACGTGGGCGACGCTTCGACGGCTGGTCCGGTCGTGGCTCTCATCCTCTGAACCTAACCCCACACGAAGGAACCCAGAAGACATGAATCACGCAGCCAACAACAAGTCGGTCATCTCGATCAGCCCCGGCATTGCGGGCGTCGCCTCGGCGGGCACGCACACCGTGGCCATCGACTGTCTCGGCTACGACTCGGTCAGCATCGACGTGTGCTACCGCTCGCTCGCCAACACCTCCGCTCCGAGCGTGGTGGCGGTTCGCCACAGCGACACGGACGGCAGCTATGCGGCGATCTCGGGTCTCGTGCAGGGCACCGACTACACGCTGGCTGGCGTTGCCAACACGGCGAACGTCAACGTGACTCGGTTTGAAATCTCGACCAAGGCTCTGCGTCGGTATCTGCAGGTGGCGGTCACGCCGTCTGCCGATGCGACGGCGAACGGCACCAACAACGACATCGTTGTGGCGGCTCGCCTCGGTCGTGGCGAGGCGGGCGTCGATTCGGCGTCTGACGCCGGTGTCACAAACCGTGTCGTGTTTGGCTGATCGAAGACGATAGGACGACAACTCCAACCAAGGAGGAGCCGTGGGCGCGGCGACTTCGATGGTGGCTGGCGTAAAGCCAGCCATCTTGCCTACCGGCAATGGCCCGGTACGGCTCATGTGTGCCATGAGCGTACCGCGGCTGGGCTGGCAGGATCACATGTTCTGCTGGGCCAGAGGGCTCATCCCGTACGGCATTTCTCCCATACGCCTAGAGGGCGCGTTTTGGGGGCAATGTTTGGAGCGTGTTCTGACCGACATTGTCGAGTCAGACACCGATCCGAGCCTGCCGCCGCTGTGGATTCTCACGCTCGACTACGACTCCATATGGCAGCAGGACGCCGTGCCGCGGCTGCTGACCTACGCCGTAGCCAGCGGCTTTGATTTCGTGTCGGCCGTCCAGATGAAGCGGCGCACCGATGAGCCGCTCTTCACGATGGTGGGTAAGGAAGGCGAGCGCGTTGCTGAGGTCAGCCGCGATCACTTCGTCTACCACAACGTCATAGAAGCCAACACGGCTCACTTCGGATTCACCATGCTGAAGGCAGAGGCATTGAAAAAGATGCCTCACCCGTGGTTCATCGGAAAGCCCAACGAGGCCGGCCGATGGGAGGACGGGCGGATTGATGACGACATCGCATTCTGGGTCACTGCCCAGAAAGCGGGATGCAAGATTGGCGTGTGTCCGCGTGTTGTGCTCGGGCATGCGGAAGTCTGGATCAAGTGGCCAGACCAAAACATGAAGGCACTGCTGCAGCACCCAGGCGACTTCTGGGACCGCGGCGGCCAGCCACCGGAGAGCGTGTGGAAATGACAGCCAGCGTCATCCAGCCCGTGCAGGTCCGCATGCTGCGGCCATACGGCCAGTACAAGGCCGGGCAGATCGTGCCGGTGACTGGCGGCCTGGCCCGCACGCTCGAGCTCCAGCGGTACGCCGTGCGAGTGCAGCCAGAGCCGGCCATTCAGTTTGCCGTGGTCGACGATCCGGCAAGCCTTGAGCGTGCCGAGGCTCCGGTCGCAAAGGCTCGGAGGCGAAAGCGTGCGTAACTGGGAGCTCCCGCAGACAGGCAGCCGCTACCGTAGCCTTGCTGTGGCAACCGCCAGCGGCGAGGCCGATCGGCCCATCAGTGTCGCAGAGGCGAAGGAGCACCTTCGCATCGTCGACAGCACGGACGACGACACCTACATCGGCGGGCTGATCGACGCGGCGACGACGTGGTGCGAGGACTTTTGCGACCGCACCTTCGCCGACAAGCAATACACCGTGGCGTTCGATGACTTTCCCGCTCTCCGGGTCGAGCTACCGCGCCCGCCGGTTCGGCTGAACGCGACTGCCGCGAGCGCCACGGTGACTATCTCCTATGTGGACACATCCGGCGCGACGCAGACACTCACGTGGTCGCAGTCTGGAACGCAGCAGTTCCGCCTGGACCGCGACCACGTGCCGGCACTGATCTATCCGCTGTACCTCGAGGATTGGCCGAGCGTGCGGTTGGACGACAAGAGCGTGCAGGTGACATACCTGGCTGGCTACCGCGGGGCTGCCAACGTGCCGACGCCAGCCAAGCACGCGATCAAGATGCTGGTTGGTCACTGGTATGCCAACCGCGAGGCCGTGCTTGTCGGCAGCATTTCCAAGGAGCTGGAGTTTGCCGTTGCGGCTCTCCTGTCTCCGCTGCGATGGAAGCAGTACGCATGAGCATTGAAGGACGCATCGCCATTGACGTGGGCTTTTCTGACTCCGCTACCGAAAGTGGCGCGCAGTCGCTCAAAAGGATTTCGCTTGCCGACACGACTACATACGCCAGCGGCAAGGTGGCTATCGTGACTGGCACGGCTGGCACTGCGCAGGTAGTGGTCAACGTGGCCCCGCAGTCTCCGTACAAGGACGCATCCGGCGAGTTGGTGGCATTTACCTCGCTGCTGCGTTTCGCGTTTTCTGCCACCGGGTCTCGGGCATCCTGCACCGATGCCAACGGGGCGACAGTTATGTCATCTGGCGGCCGCGTGAGCGTCAGCGACGCCGGTGGCGCAGACGATTCGTTTGCAATCTCGACCACGGCCGGCACCTGCTCCTACACCCTCGTGATGTACGGAACTTAGCCATGCTCCGGTCTGGGCTCATGGACATGAAGGCGACGGTGCAGACGCCAACCGAAACCACCAACGGCATCGGCGAGCCGGTGCAGTCGTGGTCGACGTTCGCCACCCGCTGGATAGCCGTGCTGCCGCTGTCTGGCAACGAGGCCATGCAGGCGATGGCAACTGAAGGCAACGTGACGCACCGCGTGCGGATGCGGTACACGCCAGGGCTCAAGCCGAAGATGCGGCTGGTGGCTGACGGCCGCACGTTCGAGATCATGTCTGCCGTGGAGCGTGGACGCCGTGAGGAGCACGAGCTCATGGTGTCGGAGGTGGTGGACTAATGGCCGGCAAGGTCGTGACCATCGAAGGCGTCGAAGATGTGCTGCGTGGCTTTTCGCGGCTCTCCAAGAGCGTGCAACGCAAGTACCTCGGTGCCAGCGTCCGGGCCGTCGTGAAGGACGCTGTGCCGCAGGTGAAGGCCATCACCCCGCGCGGCCCGACCGGCAACCTGCGACGGTCTGTGGGGCTGCGTCTTGAGAAGAAGCGAACCACTACAGCCGTTGGCATCGTCGGCTACCGGCAGCTGCCTGGCGGCAACGCCCGCGAGCGTGGCTTTCACGCCTACTGGGTAGAGGAAGGCGTTGCAGACCGCTACCCGCAGGGCAGGGCACTTAAGGTGCCGCTGCGGTTCTCGAGCAAGTACCCATACCTCAAGGGGCAGGTGTCGCTGATTGGCGGCGAGGACGGCGGTGCGATCTACCTGCAGAGCGTTCGCGGCTACCAAGGCAAAGGCAAGTTCCGGCAGTGGGCGGATGCCAACCTGCCGAGGCTCAAGCAGGAGCTTGTCGGCAAGCTGGAAAACAACCTGGGCACGGCCATTGCGGAGGAAGAGCGGCGGATGATTCGCCGTCTGCGTCGTACCTAGCCATGCCATCAGTCACGCATATCGACGAAGTTGTGCGGCAGACGCTGACCGCCCAGGCCGACATTGCCGTGCTCGTCGGGCAGCGGATCTTCTCCACTCAGGCTCCGCAGGGCACCGAGTTGCCGTGCATCGTCTACACCCAAGACCAGAACAGCCGTGGTCCGTTCATGCACATGCGTGGCATGACAGGACTCACCCGTGTGACGTTCAACATTTCCTGCCTCGGAACGTCGCTCATGGACGTGCGAAACCTCTCAAGGGCTGTTCGCACCGCCCTACAATACAAGCAGTCTGGCATCATCCGGCTGGCCGTCGTCAAAACCGACGACGACACCACGGAGCCGCCTGGTGGCGGTGAGCAGTTGCCGGTCTACCGCACTGATTTGTCTGTGGAAATCACCTTCTCGGAGCCGTAAGCACGGAGGCTTGCAATGGCAGCTGACATCGGACAGGGCACGTACGTTGGTTTCGGGACGGCGTTGCACACCGCAACGGGCTACAAGATCACCGGCGTGAATCATGGCGGCATCAGCCGGGCCGTGGCTGAGTCGACGCACATGCTGTCGTCTGCCAAGGAGTTCGTGGCCTCGAGCATCTACGACCCGGGCGAACTCTCGGTCGAGGTGCTCTTCGACCCGGCGATCAAGCCGACCGCCGACATGGCGAACGTCGCCACCAATCAGGTCGTGAACGTGTACTGGGCTTCCGGCGGAACGTCCACGACGCTCTGGAGTGCCTTCGGGTACGCCACCGGCTTTGAGGCTGGTGCCCAGATGGAAGACATGATGAGCGGCACGCTCACCATCAAGCTCAGCGGCACGCTGCCGAGCTAGTGCTGACAGGAGGCGCGGACTGTGGCTCTGACTCGTGATGAGTTTCTGAAGCGGCGTACGCAGTTGCCGACGATCAAGGTGCCTGTGCCAGAACTTGGCGAGGATGCCGAAGTCTTCGTGCAGAAGTTCAACGCTCGCCAGCGTAATCGCTTCGAGGAGATTGCCACCGGCGGCAAGATCGGCGGCTCGGTCAATCTCCGAAATGTCTCTGCCAAGATCGTCGTGCTTGCGTGCGTCGACGACAGCGGCAAGCCGCTGTTCACGGATGCCGACGAGGAAGAGATCGGGAACTACGACTGGGAGGTTGTGCAGCGCATCGTCGATGCGGTGTTCCGCCTGAACGGCATTGGCATCAACGCAGTGGAGGAAGCAGCGGGAAAATAGAGCGGTCGCCGATACTCGCGTTCCTGTACCGGCTGGCCTTGAAGCTTGGCACTTGGAACGTGGAAGACGACGGCGGCCTGGCTGACGTGATGAGCGTCGACCAACTCTATGGATGGATGGGCTACTACCAGCTCGAGCCGTGGGGAGACGAGTGGCTCCGTGACGCGGTTCACTTCACGCAGTTCTACAACGCAAACAAGAAGAAGAACGCACCGCCAAAGAAGCCCGAGGACATGATGCCAGTGCCCAAGCGGGCACAGACGCCGGAGCAAATCCTCGCCGCACTCAACGCGATACCGAGATAAGTCATGGCCAACAACTTCGGTCGCGTAAACGTCAGCATCACGGCCAGCACCGGCGGGCTGACTTCTGGCCTTGCCCGTGCCAGCAAGTCGATCAAGGGTTTTCAGTCTGGCATGGGTAGCCTTGCCGGGCTTGGTGCGTCGCTCGGAGGCATGTCGGGCATGCTGCTTCCGGTCATCGGCGGATTCACTACGCTGGCCGGTGCAATCGCGGCACTGACTTCCGCGGCGCAAGCGGCTGAAGCTCTGCACAATCTTTCGCAGGAGCTCGGCGTCACCACCGGCGAACTGCAGGTAATGCAGCAAGTTGCCGCCGAGACTGGCGTGAGCCAAGAGGCGATGACGATGGGGCTTCGCCGTACGGCCCGCATGGTTGGCGAGCTTGCTCAGGGCACGCCAGCGGCAGTGAAGGCGTTTGCTCAGCTTGGGCTCACCATGCAGGACATGGCCGGGCTCACCACGGCACAGCAGTTCCAGCTGATCTCTGAGCGTATCGCGGCCCTTCCGCCGCAGATGCAGGCTGCCGCCGCCATCGACATCTTTGGCCGTAGCGGGCAGGGGCTCCTCAACTTCATTCGCCAAGGCAGTTCATCGATCAGCGAGGTTGATACCTTGCTGACGCAGCTTGGCGTGAAGATGAGCGGCGAGCAGGTGGCCGCCATCGAGGCCATGGGCGATGCCATCGGGCGACTTGTTCTGCCGATGCAAGGCTTCATCAACCAATTCTTGGCGGAACTGTCTCCTGCGATCACGGCGACCGCTCAGATACTGATGGACTTTTTCACCAACACGAACGACGGCTTTTCCTACGCCAAGCTGGCTGCAGATGTGTTTACCGGCGTGCTCAAAGGTCTTGTTGTAGTTGGCTCTGTGCTGGTGGGTAGCTTCCAGATTTTCCGGGGCGTCTTGTTGGGCATTGGCTCTGCCGGCGTCATCGCGTTCGGGATGCTTACAGAAGCGGTCGGCATTCTGCTGGAAGCCTTGGGGCAGATTATCCCGGGGCTGGCTGACGTAGGCAAAGGCGTCAGGGCTTTTGGTGCTGACACTCAACGATTCGGAGAAGCCCTTGCCCAAGAGGCCGAGGATTCGGTCATGCAGGGCGTCCGCAACTTTGAGAACCCGCTGCAGAACTTTGACGCCCGCATGGCAGAGGCACAGCAGCAGGCCGCAGCCGCAGCTGTACCGCCGGTGCAGGCCGCAGCCCAGGTGGCTGGCGAGTCAATCGCCAAGGCCATTTCTGCATCGAGCAAGGATCTCAAGGCCATCGTTGTCGGCACGTCAGAGGGCGAGGCATTCCGCAACTCGCTGGCCCGTGGTGCCGATCCACGGCTTGATGTGAAGGAAGAGTCGCGGCGTACAGCCGACGCCACCGAGCGTACGGCCGACACGCTCGATGACATCGCCAGCAGCCTCGGTAGTGGTGGCATGGCCACTGCCGCCATCATGGTGTAACCGTGGCAATCACAGACGTTCGCCAACTACGGTCGTTCCAGTTCGAGGAAGCCAAGGCTTCCAAGGGCAGCATTCAGCAGACGGGCTCCGTTGAGCTCCTGGTGCTGCACGACGCGCCGCCGGATTTCGGAGCGATCAAGACCAACACGGCGACGTGGCCCAACTTCTACGGCCGCCGCATTCCGCAGATCAATGACGGGGAGAACATAGGCGGCGTTGATTTCTTCGTGACTCGCCGCCGCTTTGAGTACTACGACGACGAGAACGAGTACGCAGTCAAGGTCACGATCAGCTACGACAGCAAGAGCGAAGACGACACCAACGAGAGCCAGCAGCCGCAGGGCGGTGACGCTGAAACGTGGAAGCGCATAAGCATCAGCACGCAGTCGGCCAGCGTGCCGCTGACTGACGAGGGCGAGAACGGCGAGAAGGGTGGAGTGCCTGCGTGCAACTCCGCCGGCGATCCGGTCGACGGGCTTACCGAAGATCGTTCGCTCGTGAAGCTCACGTACACCAACACGAAGGTGCCAAAACCAAACTTCGTCAAGCTGATGGAGTACGTCAACAAGACGAACGACGGTGCGTTTCTTGGTGCTCCTCGCAGACGCATTCGCTGCATGGGATTCAGCGGCGAGTTCGACGACCGCAATCAGTTGTGGTCGATCAGCGTGGAGTTTCTGTACGACGAAGACCAGCACGTCGTCAAGTACTTTGATGCTGGGTTTAACGAGATCGTTTCCGGCAAGCGGCTGGCGATCCTCGACATTCAAGGCAACCCGGTCAGCAAGCCAGTTCCGCTCAATGGGAACGGACAGGCTGTCGATCCGGGGATTGTTGGGCTCGGATCACAAGCCGGCGACACGGCGGTGCGTTATGCCTACCCATACCGCGAAAAGAACATGGCCAATATCTTTCAGGAGTGCCGCATCTAATGGCAAATGAAATCACAGTTGCGTTGTCTGTTGCGGTAGCTAACGGCGACTATGAAGACCGCTTCTCAGCATCCAACGTCAGGACAGACCAAGCAACGCAGGCTGGCGTTGGCGGCGTTGTCACTGTCGGAACGTCGGTGCAGACGCTGTCGCTGGGTGCTGTTTCCAGTGCCGGCTATGCGGCGTTTCGCAATCTCAACACGCAGACGAGCGGCACGCACTACATCGCGATCGGCAGCTACGACGGCACCAACCTTCAGGAGTTCGCACGGCTCGACCGCAATATGTCGGCCGTCGTGCCGCTCCGGCCCACGATCACGATTGGCCTGCAGGCCGCCACGTCAACGCAGTACACGTCGGCAGCCCGCCTGCAATACCTCGTGCTGTCGAGGTGAGCAGTGCCGTCTTACGGCTTCTCAGAGGGTGACGCCAAGCGAATCGGCCGCGCCGTGCGTGTGGTCGAGAGGCTCGGGCCACAGTTTGAGAACGGCGGGCCGGATACGCCAGAGGTCAGCCGTGGCGTGCGGCTGCTGATCGGCCAGCTCGAGTCATCTGCTGGCTGGGCCAAAAACAGCACCGCCATCATCAAGGTGCACAACGGCGACCCGATCGCGTCTGCGATGACGGTCGTGGCCCGCAATCAGTTCCTGACGTTCTCGACCAGCACGGCATGCACTACGCGCTGGGTGGCCCTCGGGCACAACGGCTGGGGGTGGTACGCCGTTGCCCAGGAGCCAACGTGCACTGCCACATGCACGATGGAGTTTGCGGGAATCGACTTCTCTGTTCTCCCCAACTTCAACGCCTCCAAGATTCAGCTGCTCGGGCACAACCAAGCACAGACGGCTACAGCCGGCACCGATGCCTACTGCAGCAACGTGGCCTCGCTTCGTTGGTATGACATCACCACCTGCTCGACGGCAGCATGACGCAGATAGCGTGGCAAGGCGGGCCGATCTTCCGCAGCGGTGCCGTCGGCACGGGGCAAGGCTGCTGCTGTCAGCAAGAATGCTTCTGCCCTTCCGGGTGTGTCGATGGCTTGCGAATCAGCCTTGGCAACAACCCGACGTGCACCACGGGTTTTGGCTCAGTCATCTACCGAGACACGCTATCCGGCGGTTTCGTCGGGTGTGCCAACAACTTCATGGTGATTGGCTGGACCGTCGAAATGCGGTGCGTGGATGGCGTGTGGACCGTGACAATCTTTGGCTGCGGCCAGAACTGCAACATCCGGAAAACAGCCACGCTTTCGCTTGGCTCCGACTGCCTGCCGGTTGCCGGCGTCGTGGACTCCAGCCTCTTTGTCGATGAGTCGCCCAACAACCCGGCGTGCTGCCCGACGCCGCCAACCGTCACGGTGACTCGGTGAACGTCTACATCACCACCCATCTGTCAGACTTCCTGCCGTGGCAGCGTGCCGCCGTTGAGCGGTTCTGTCCTGGCTCAACGCTGCACGTAGTGGCTACGGCCAACGCTTCGCCAGACGTGATCGCCCAGGCGGCGATGCACTTACCGCTGGCAACCACGCCGGCACTCGTGCCCGAGGTGCTGCGGCAGGCGGCGGCCGGGCCGGGCATGGTGATTGAGTGGGACGTGGTGCCCGTAGCTCCGGTGAGCGTCGAGAACGCGGTGGCGTGGGCTGACGGGTATGGCATCTACCCGAGCGTGGTGAAGTGGACCGATTCCACTGTGCTGAATGCCGACGACGTGCCGGCGAAGTGTGCCCCGTTCACCACGGACGACTTCCGCATCATGCCCCAGCAATACATGGCAGGCGGCTGCGGGGCCGGCGTGCATTTCCAGACAATCGGCACCGAGTTCCTGCACTACCACTACCACGCTGCGTTTCGCACGCCGAGCGGTTTCGACGAGCAGCGGAAGAGTTGCTGGCTTGAGCTCATGGCCGACATTCATCCGGCAGGCCGTGGCCTCGGCGACATGGTGGCTGCCGGGCTCTCGGCCGTGGGCATTACCAAGGAGCGTGTTTCCGCCATGGTTGGCGGCGACTGCGGATGTGCCGAGCGTCAGCAGAAGCTCAACGCACTTGGCCGCCGTATCGGCATTGGTTGACACCCCTGCCACAGTCGATGCTGAAGGGAGCCAGCCGTGCCGAGCGATCACGTCTTCACTCTGAACGGCGACGAGCGGTGGCTGGTTCGTTTCACAAAGCTCGAGGGCGGGGCGTATGGCTACACGTTCAGCC